CCAACATATCAGAACTTACCTTTCTTAGCTAATGCAATAGATCAGGTATTCCCATATACTAAGTATATGATGAACTACCCGAAAATGTTGTTATTTACTATGAACAAAGCTTTCTACAGGAACGCTATGGCAAATGCAGCGTTACCGATGATGGCTATGGCTTCTTGGAAGATGGACGATAACGAAGAGAAGGATAAATTGTTCAAAGAGAATGGAGCAATCTATACTGGGTTTGGTACATATATTAATGCATCTAATTGGTTGATGACTTCAGTAGTTAATCCTCCATCTAAGAGCATTGATGGAAGCTTGTTTGGAGCTCCTTTAATTTATGGAGCAACTAAGAGTATTTTTGGAGATCCGATGAGGTTTGTATTGCCATTTAAATCTACAAATAGTTCTTCAACAACCAAAAAGGAGACATCTGCAAAAGCAGATGCTCCTAAGAAGAAAGAACCTAGTCCTTCTTCTTCTTCGTAAAAACATTTTCTAGTTTGTCTTTATTTGTGAGTATCTCGTCTTCATGTTCTATAATGAAGGCGAGTACCATTCCTACAACAAACATACCTATAAACAACTCAATCATTTTTATCTCCTTTTGTGAAGATAGTTATGATCACTGTTACTACTACTGCTAGTGTGAAGAAAACTACTGTCATCTACTGTTCTCCCATCGCTTAGGGATTTTCTCAATAAGCTTTTCTTTAATCACTCTTTCTCTGGCTTCTAGCCATTCGAGACAAGTGACACCTCCATTTGACCTATACCCATTTAGGTATATATTAATAAGTCTATTATCTTCCATCCATCTCCTTAAGTTGATGTAAAGCTTGTACTATTTGTGTATGGTATTTGTCAATCCATTCTTCGTAAGACTGACTTTGAGGAACAGCAAATATGAATATTTCTGTATGTATATCATACAGTAAATTACATTTGAAAGACTTTACATTTCTGATAATAATGTCCCTATACACAGGCATAGATTTTGTTCTCTTCAACTTCATTTTAAATAGATCTGGATTGGCAACTTTAATTTTTGGCGTAGATCGTTGTAATTGTTCTTCCTTTGAAGACATACGTTACTCCATCTCTTGTTATTTGCATCTTATTAACAGACAAGACAGTATCTGGCAACATCTGCATGATAACAAATTTTATTTGTTCATCTAAGCTTTCATCGTAAGCGATATGCAGAACTCTGTCTGCATATCTTTCAATAGCATGCTTAGTTATAATGACTTCTGATTTTGCCATAGTCGGCATCATATTGTCTCCTCACTTGTACCAAGATAGTTTTCTCTAATCGTTCATCGTCTAGTGGGTTTTCCCAATAGCCGTTAATATCAACGATTAGTTTAATCACTTCATCTTGCTTAGCACCTAAGTCGTGTGCATGTTTAAATGCACGATAGAGCATCAAAGAACCTTCGCCATCCTTTGCATCGAATGCATATCTAAAAGTCTCAAGAGGATTGTCTAGGAGCTTTCTAGACTGTGTTATAGAAGGCTGAACATCTTGAACCCTAGCAATAGCTAACTTAATACAGTTAGATACATCATATTTTTCAGCTGTCGTTAGCGAATAGACCAGAGAGTCTTTGTATCCAAACATGATCTGACTCTTTGTAAATGTAGCCATATCAATATCAATACCTAATTCTTTACAAAGTTCTTTACCGAAGCTTTTCCATTCAGTAGGCTGTAGATCTACTATCTTATTGAACTCCAGAAGAATACGGTATTTGTACACATTCTCTTTATCGCTTGTCGTACAGATATGATGATTGTAGTCACCAAGTATATCATGCATTTCATAGATGCTAGTCTCTGTATTGTCTACATCTAATGCAACCCAACTAGCCCCACTGATAATGTTATTATTCGAACGTTTGCCATCTTCAAATTTGAATGGACTGTATGCTGTATCATTCGTAATTAGCTTTGTCAGTTTATCGAAAGCTACTTGTTTATAAATATAGCCGCTATGGCATTTGATAGCACGTTCTTGCTTAGATCCTGTTACTTCCATGAATGAAACACCATGATCGCCTGATTCTTCGAATGGCTTATAATAGATGACACTATCATAAATCACTGTGCCTTTAGCTCCAGCATAACTGTTAGCCATCTCAGCTAATTCCTTAGCCTTGTTCTCAAAGTTAGACGTTCCTGGAATAAAACCTCTTTTCTTTAGCTCATGAAGAGACAACGACACTGTCGGATTATTCTCAAGAAAATCGAACATAAGCTCATAATTTTCTTTTGAAGCATAGTTCTCATATTCAGTTAGGTAGTAACCTACTTTCTCTGAATAATAAATCGATTCTCTTAAATCTTCAGGCTCTATCATTTGTGATTTGCGTAAAGCTGCATATACTCCAGCCATCTTCAGAGTCTTCCAATGCCTGTGTGTTTGTTCAAGCATAGAGCTCTTGTGGACATAGTCTAGTCCACTACCTAATGAATCACAATATATCTTATATGCTTCATAGATTCGCATGGCCTCTTCTGAGATGTTTAGGATGCGTTTCTCTGATGATAACCAGAAGTCAGCTACATCTTCAACCGTATGGCCGATTGACGCTCTAGCTTCATCCGAGATGATCTTATACTGCTTCGTTTTAGTTTGCATATCATCAAAGTCTTTATAGTCAACTATTGCACCATTAAACTCTTCTCTTGATGGATATACGAAGTGAGTTCTACGAGCTAGCTTAGTAACAAACTCTGTTTTAAACTTAGCAGATATAGTTCTATCCATAACAATGTTGTCTTCAGATCCTACAAATAGAGAACACATACCCATGCCATGTACTTCTTGATCTTGTCTTTCGGTATCTTTGATTGCTTTACTCTTTTTATTGCCTGCATCATATAGTTCGCTTAACAATCTAATGTTACCTGTAATATCAGGATTTGTCTGCAATTCAGAGCCTAGTTCAGAGATAAAGAGCGAAGGCATACCTACTCCATCTCTTTTGAACTGATTCAATCTATAGGTGATACCTTCTACAGTTGAGATACTATTGGCTAATGGCATAGGATTCTTGTAATATTGCTTCCACATAGAAGCATCACCGTCTTTTTCTTCAGCCATGCGTTTAGCTCTGTCTATTTCTTTTTCCTTACGGAAAGATTCAATAGCATTATAGCCTCGTTCCATAGCTCTTTCTTGAGCACCAATTGTAGAGTCTTTACCTTTACCAGAAGAGCTCAAAAGGAATCCAATCATATTGACTGGTATCAGTGATCCATTCAGATCGAATCTTAGATGGAACTGACTTATGAAGTTAGATAACGTGTAGTTTGCGAAGATAGATGTCATACTTAGTGGAACGCCACTCTGCACACTTTTACTTGAATTTACCAATTGCTGAACGCAATAGTTTAGTTCATCTAATTCTATTGGACCTTTCACTGGTAATAGATCTTGAATGACACCTCTAGCGATCTCTGCATTTTTGAGGTGAACGTTTGTTGACATGTTTTCTCCCTTATTTATCAGTATCGAATATATACCAATCTTCAGCCCAGTAATCAGCTTTCGATGCTTCATACTTAATATGATACTCTTCGTTTAATTTCAATACTCTCTTGAAATTCTTATCACCTTTAAACCTTGTGATATAGCCATCGAAATCAATTGATTTTCTGGCAACTCTTTTTCCCTTGAAAGCTGCTTTCAATGCATCTCCATAAGAGAGGTCTGTGGTTTTCATGCCACAGCCTCTGCAAATAAATCAGCTAATTCTACGTTTACACGAACAAGTTCGTCTGTATTTGTAAGCACTTTAGCTTTCTTATAAGAACCGTCTTCAGCTACCTTAGTGTAGTAACCATTTATTAGATTCTCCTGGAAGCGATTATACGTAGCCCAAGCATTTCTCGATCTGTCTTCAGGTCGTTTAGCAATATTAATTTCCATCGGATCTATAGGATCATTTTTAATACGCTTGTCATAGTGACGTAGATCGATTGCTTTAAACGCTAGTTCTTCGATAGTATCGTATGTCAGCGTTGAAGCCATCATATTATCGATCCAAGCTTTCTGAATCTTGTACTTCTCTTCGTATGAATCTATGAATGCATGAATCTGATCCATCCATGAATTATTCGAATGCACTACTCTGAACGTAGGCATTAGATTAGACCCGATAATTAAACCGTTAGCACATGCAAAGCGGAACATGCCGATACGGATGTTTAATGCTGTTGATCTATCATATGAATTCTGGATGATAACATCTACTCGCATTTCACCAAATAGTTTTTCACCTTGGCTCATACGAACTAGATGCTTTTGCTTGTTCTCTTTCTCTTCTCTAATGATACGAGCTAGAGATAGATCTTGGAGTTCGAAACCAAATCTTTCAAACTCAACTATGACATCTTGTGTCGGTATTACATTATAACTGTCTGACACATTAAACCCTGTAGTCTGTGTCAGAATTTCGTGAGGACTTCCCATGTATTTCCTTTAAGAGGTCTTTCGACCTCATTTTATAATAGTGACGAACCTGTTGGGGCAGCGAATGATTCACCTTCAGCATTATAGGCTTTGAACGCTTTACTGAATGTATCTTTCAAATTCTTGCGAACATACTCGATCTTTTTAGGCTCATCTACTTTAGCAACTAGCTCGCTATAGCTGAAACCATCTTTATTGAAGAAACCATAGATTCTCAATTTGTTACGCTCTTCACCATTATAAATGTCATGTTCTACGTTAAGAGCAACCATAATCTGTTTCTGATCAAGTTCTTTGATAGCTTCAACAATCTTCTTGCCATCTTTGACATCGATTGTCTTCTGATATGTTGACAACGATTTGATACCCAAGATACCTAACAAACTATTAATCTTGTCATTGTCCATGAGCTTAGATCCATCTGCTTTCTCGTAGTACATACCATAAACTAATGCTTTACGACCATCTTCTAGCTCGAAGCTAAAGTCAATACCTTTAGTACCTGTAGATGCTACTGTCAATGATGCAGTGTCAATCTTTGCTTTATATACGCCTGTATCGATAGAACCTTTTGAATCAGCTGACTTAGCAGCACCTTCGTCGAATGTGAAAAAACTCATTTTGTCTCCTTAATTTTAGACTTAATATCTACAAGCTTATCTGTTAAACCAAACTGATGATATGTCACCAGCGTAAACAGATAAGCACCTTGATCTTTCCCTATTGCTTCAACGTCACTTTCGTTACGCAGATCAGCAATGCCTAATTCTCTTAAATTACTAGAGAATCTTTTAACTGAGTTAGATGAACCTAACTCCTTAAGCAAGAAAGCTACTAGTTGATCAGCTTTCGTCGCCATAATAGGCCTCGATACATTCCATTATCTTGGCAGCATCGTTTTCTAAAACACCTTCAAACATACCAGACGGTGCTTTTGCGGTATTATTTTTATTAGGTTTGTATTGTAAGGTATACTGTTCGACTTCTCCATCGTCATTCTGGATCATCTTGGTCCATAAGACAATAGCGAATTCTTTCTCAGAACCACCAAATTTCAACTCTTTGCCTTTTACCCTGATGAAACCTTTAGTTTCACCTGGTGCTACATCCATGTATTCAGGAATACCTGTAATGAACACTTGTTGAGGTAAATCTTTAATTGTCCACAAAGCACCTTGAATTGCTTCGTTATACTGCTTCCATTGTTCAAATCCACTGAATACTGTATCAGTGTATTTCTGAACAATCTCTGTCAGTGATGTCAAAGAATCGATAACAACTACTTTGTAGGTCTCATTCTTTTTGAGCTCTTCCATTAGTTGTACAAACTCTTTGTACTTAGATACATTAACATTTTTGAATTTAGCAAAGCTTTTAAATGGCATTGCTTTTCTTTCTGTGTTAACGATCACCGTTGTGTTTGGATCCAAGTTCCTAAACGTGGAACTTTTACCACTCCCAGACTCACCAGCAATAAGTACCGGTACCTTCATGAATCTCCTTTACTTTCTGAATTCACATTGAAATGAGCAATAATCACATGCCCAAGAACCTAACGCTGTATGACAGTCTGCTCTATCAACACTTTCGATTAAGAATAATTTTGCATTAATGTATTCTTCAGTCTCTTGATAGCTCATTAATTCAACATCTATATCTTCAACAGAGTTTTTAGAAGTAGATATGTATAAGATAGTAGCAAAATCTAAGATCTGATAATTACCAGTCTTGGCTAAGATTGTATCTGCTAGCATCCATCTATAAATAGACATCTGAATCTTTGCTTTCTCGATTGACTCTTGTTCAAAGCTGCCTTTGACACCAGTTTTCCAATCATAGATAACCATCTTACTACTAGGCAGCTTTTCAACTAAGTCTAGAGTACCAGTGATAAGATAATCGCCTATTCTCTTTTCCATATAATACTCTTGAACAAGTGTATTATCGTTCTTTAAAGCTTCTTCAGCCCACATGTGAAAACCAGATCCGATAGCAGCTCCTCTTTTCTTAAGAGGATCCATATCTACAGTCTCAGGAACTTTATCAAGTCTTAGCTTTGCCTTATATGCAGGTCCAATCAATTGAGTCGTCGAGATTGATTTCTCTTCCTGTGAAGATACGTGATTTGAAAATGACAATACTCTCTCAATTAAATGGTGCATCGTCTACTTCCTTTTCTAATTGTTCAATATAGTTTATCACTAATTGAGTATAGCCGATAATATCGACGAATGAATCCTTGTAGTATGGATCACCATGTAAGATACGACCAATCTTGTGAGCAATCATATGCAATGCTTCTCTGTGAACAGAAGGCAACATTGACCATCTGCCAGATAGTTCCATGATCTGTTTAAGAGCTTGCACTGTTTCTGAATTGTCTTTAAAACTACCGTAGTTACCACCTCGTTCTTGTAGGACTTTATCAATTCGCATAGTCTGCCTCCTTGACGAAATTCCCATTAGGTAATAAAGTGCCTTTACGATCTTTAATTTCTTCATAAGCTATTTCCCAACACTGTAATAACGATGTTCCAGATAGTTCAGCTAATGCTACCATTACAACTAACATATCGCCAATTCCGTCTTTTACGCCTTCTTTATTATTACGAGCCATAGCAGCTGCTACTTCACCTAGTTCTTCAACTAGTTTCATGAGCTGTGTTTCAGCTCTACCATTTACTGTAATCTTTCTTTCATAGTGCCAGTCACTTGTCAGTATATATAGTTCATCCATATCTTTTATTGGTTCCATGTTGTTTTCTCCTCTAGTCCATGTATTTCAAGATATTCTCTGCATAAACGCAATAGCATAACATAATACATCTTTTCGCTTTCTGAAGATTCTTCTGTAATCTCACCATCTTCTAAACATTCATTAAGAGCTCTGAAAGTATTTTCAAATCTACAATATGACATATTTACCATTACCAGTTTCCTACTGCCTTAGCATTTTCTTGAGCCCACTTATTTCCTCCACAGTAAGCTCTTACTGACGCTTTAGCTTTTGCATGGTAGTTGCCTTGAGTCAATCTGAACGCTTCTTTAGCATCTTTATCTCGTTGCGCTAAACCTTTTTCTTTTTCCATTAGTTCTCCTTGCAAACTTTTTCTAATAAATCATAATGTCTCTCATATACATGCAATGATACTGCATGCCAATTTACATAACCTGGTCTAATGCCTAATCTCATTGCCATCGTCTCTAGTACCCATTGATGCCAAGGCAGATCGTTTCTCATGCCGAAGATAACATCATTAGATCGCATAGATACATAGCAATTTAATGTTCCATCTCTATATAAGAATGATACATATGCTGTACATACGTGGTCTTTACCACCTTGATGATGCATCCATGGGTTCGTGTAATACATAACAGCTCTTCGTGAGTTAATATCTCTCTTGAGCTCTTTGCAAACATTCTCGAATTGATTTCCATTCTGCGAAGAGAATATCAAGAAACCGTAGTTTGAATTTATCTTATGATTATCATCACATACAATAGTCCATATCTTTACATCGTTTAATGGTTCAATATCTAATGATTGTGATTTATACCATTCAAGCTCTCGTTCTATATAGACTTCGTTTTGTGGTAATCCTTTTAAATTTAGATCACCTTTAGCGTGAAACTGAACTGTCTCGTTAAGTAATTCAACGGTGCTAGCTACGAATTTACTCATCATCCTTTTTATGTTTAGTTTCCTTAGTATCAAAAGATACGCCTCTGAATTTGTCGTCGTTGAGAACATTGTCTAACTCCTCTAATGATTTAATGATATATACTTCTGCTCCTTGCTGTTTTAATTCATTGTGAATATGATCTTGTATAGGTGAAGTTCTGCCACTAGCTTGCTTAACCTCAATCCATACATGACGACCTTGTCTTACACAATAAATATCAGGCATGCCTGCTTTGTTGCTAATAATTGTTTTAAAAGCAAACCATCCGCTATTCTTAAGACGATTTAAGATTTGAGACTGTATAGTTTTTTCAAGCATTGGCATCTGGCATCCATTTTATTTCGTTGTCTGTATAGTCATCTGCATCTAAGACAATCTCAGCATTACGATATGCATCACAAACTTTATCGTATGCATCTTGTTCGTCTTCGCCTTCCATTTCGACAATACGTTCTAGTGTTTCTGTAATACAGAACTTGTAAATCATTTCTTCCTCCTTAAGTATGAACTATTGAAATTTTTCTTTTGTGATACTGCATCATAGATATATTGATCTATTGAGTTTTTTGCCATTAAGACTGTGATCTTAATCCTTTCTACGCGGTTTTTATTTGACATGCGAGACAATACTTGAGCATAGTTTGATCCACTGAATGTCAATGAGTAAATAATCATTTCATCTAAATGAGATAAATCTACGCCTGTATTATTCGCATCTATTTGTAAAATAATTGGAGTATGTTTAAAAGATATTGTATCTAAGTATGCCTTAATAATACTTTTCTCCATCACATATTTACAGTAGACAGCTATCTTTTTCTCTTTGTCTATCGTATCGAAATATGATAGTTTATGTTTGGATAGGATATGTTTATCTCCATTATTGTCTATGATTGTTCCACCAGCTATCTGATGTAGTTTAATCAGCTTTGTCGTTGGGGATCCATCATCTACGATGTTTTTTCCCATAACCTTAGTTATTCCGTATGATCTAATATCTTCATAGATCTTCCTACAATCATCAGGGATGTCAACGTGATGTAATGTGACATCTACATCGTGCTGAGCAAAGTTTGCTTGTTCTCGTGTCATTCTGATCATCAGATGCTCATACTCGTTACCGAATTCCTTAGTGATTGAGTAATCTTTAGCTAGCATACCACCATAACGTCTTACATAGTGTTCGATACCATAATAGTTATGCCATTTATAGAACGTAGAATACTGTGAGAATAGATGACTCTTACTCAATGATAATTGATGATACATTTGCGATGAGCTTTCGATATTTGGAGTACCGCTCAAGTAGATGATATTTGTTTCCTTGAGAGACAATGGCTTTAGTCTTTTGTAGGCAATGCATGGCTTTGGGAACTTTCCCAACTTATGAGCTTCATCTAATATGATTAGATCGTATCTGCTCTTAGGTATCTTATGCACTGATTCATAGTTTATAAGAAATATCCTACCTCTCATATATAGAGGCAGATCCATTTTATCCATAGTATCTATGATACCTTCGATAGCACTCTTCGTTGTAACGAATAATATCGATTGATAGCTTTTAGCTAGTTCTAAAGCTATGACTGATTTACCTAATCTCATTTCTAAGGCAATGTAAACTGCTTTATTATCTCTTAGTATCTGTCTTGCTTTATCGACTATATCTTTTTGATAAGGGTATAACATTAAAATCCCTCCTTTGTTATTTGATCTGCTATTGAATACATGTCTCCATCTATTGATGCACAGTCTGTATTTCCTAGAATATCCATGATAGCTAGTAGCTGTGAATCCTTGGTAACTAACCAATTGAAGTCTTCGTGTAGTTTCTTGTCTCTTTCATGAGGTTGAAACCTCAATAAGAGTATATAACACGCTAGATAATCTAATTGAACTTTCTTGTTGTAGATTTTTGACATTAAGAGTTTAAACAGCTTATCACTCTTTATTCTTACTTTAGGCATAAGAGATGGATATTGTTTGTAAAAAGATTGTAGTTCCTCTTTTAAATTTAACACCCTTCGTGATATTTGTTTCTGTGATTTATAATCTAGCTTAGTTTCATAGAGTCCTTCTTTATCAGGTAAGGACTCTAATTCCTCTGTAACCTGCAGTAAGCCATAAGCTAATAATACATAGCTTAGTTCTTTAATAAATCCACTACTATACATGCATTCTGCGGTATTCTTTCATATACCTACTAAATAATGCTTTGCATTTCTTGTAATGTAATGGATTGTCTTTTAACATCTGATTGATATTATCAGCATCTGCTTGCTTGCTTTTATTCATAAAACATGTATGACATGTGCATATTTGTATAACTCCGTTAATAGATATGCTATCTAGTCTTCTTCTACATACTTCGCACGTAACCGTATCGAATTCATTTGCTTCGTTCATCTCTATCCCTTTCTAGTTTATCTTCCTTCCACTGATCATATTCTTCATCAGCCTTATGCTCACGATATGCGATATAGTCGTCATATGCTTCCATATACTCTTGTTCTGTATCATAATTTCTAGGATTAGGTTGTCTCATCGTTGTCTCACCTTTCTGTAATCATTTTAACTTCCCCGCTTCTTTCAACGATTTAAAGCAATCATTCGAGCCATCAAGGTACGCTTTGCGTTTTTCCATATCAAGCTGCTCTTCAAAGTCATCGTAGATTTGGTCTATTAATTCACATAAAATATCAGGTTTCCATCTGTTTATTGGCTCAGGAGCCTCGTTTATTTGCATCAAATATTCTTTA